CAGCGGGGAAGGTGAGAGTGTTTGCTATGGTGGATCCATTTACTCAATGGCTCTTTGATAAGCTACATCGGCGTATCTTTGAGCTATTGTCCTTAATTCCTCAGGATGGTACCTTCGATCAGGTACAGCCGATTTATCGTCTGTTTGAATGGAAAGAGAAGAAAGAATTAACAACTCGTTCTTCAATTTCTCTTCATTCTTTCGATCTATCGTCTGCAACTGATCGGATACCTATCATCCTACAGAAGATCCTTCTGTCTCCCTACTTGGGAAGTTGGGGGGCTGAATTATGGGCATCCCTATTGATTGGTCGTAAATACCATTGTGGGAATAACTACGTTACTATAATTAAAGGAAAGAAGGTTTCTATCCCTCTTTCCAGTACGGGTTATCTCATATATGGTACCGGCCAACCAATGGGAGCATTGAGTTCATGGGCGATGTTAGCATTCATCCATCATGCGTTCGTTCAGTGGTCTGCCTTTCTGGCAGGTAAGGTAAAACTAGGTTCGGGTTGGTTCGCAGGCTACGCCATCTTGGGAGATGACGTAGTCATAGCAAGCCAGTCTGTAGCCAAGCAATACGCGGTTTTAATGTCCCGTATGGGAGTAGGAATCGGGGCTCATAAGTCTATGAGTTCCGGTTCTGGTCTCGCTCTAGAATTCGCGAAGCGTACCTTCTATGGTGGGAAGGACGTCTCGGGAATTTCCTTCCGTGAGTTCGTGATTGGTCGGCAATCCTTTGCCGGCCTTCTCGAGCTTATTCGGAAGTACTCCTTAACCTTAGGACAGACGATGTCGGTCCTAGGTTATGGGTTTAGAGCAAAAGCCAATATTTCTAAACGTTTGACATTACTGCCAAAACGGTTGCGTAACTACATTCTGGCCTACTATGGTCCCTTAGGCCCTGCCTACCGAGGTTTAGCGTTTTGGTTACCGATGAAATCGATAGCCGGACGTTACGCCTCAGTAGTCGACAGGGTTGAAGTTCTCACTTGGCAATTCTTTAAGGATGAGATTTCATCTCTCCTTTCAAAGCTAGACGAATTGCAACCTTTGTTAGAGGAAGCAAAGCGTCTAGGGACTGTCAAGCGGGACCGGGAGCACTATATGTCTCGGGAGGTCTCTAATAAAGCTGCCTGGGTTAAGGATCTTCCGTCCCCTGTGGAAGGGGGGCGGACAGATTCCCACCCTGGGATCGAGCGTACAACTCCGTTGTACATTATCGATTCTCTTAATGAGACAGTGTATAGAGAGGTTTTCCTCGATACATATATTGCTGCGAGGGACCTACGATCCAAACTAGAAGAAATGACTCTAGACTCCCTAGACTGGGGAACTCTAGAGTCACTCTGGGCGGAGGTTCGAAATATCGAGTCTCTTCTCGGGTCGTTACCACTTCCAAGAAATATCCATAAGCCGATTCGGGAAAATATCTCGAAGGAGCAAATGGGTATTTTGCAAAAATGGTACCGATATTCTGGCCTGTTCAGACGATCTGATAACCCACCTCTAGAAAATTAGGGAAGTGATTCTCTAATTTGGGGTCGGTATCAGGCCATTGGCAACTTTGTGATGCCCGGGGTAAGACCTTTGGGATGTGTGTGTTACCTCCGTCCGTAGTGCACCCTTAGGCTCCCAGTAACTTCTGAGAGTGAACCTCGTGAGGTTCGTTCGGTTCGCCGAGCGATCCCGTATGTCAGGGGGCGGTGGAACTAGTTTAGTGGGCGAGCAGGCAGCGGTTAAACGGATTTTAGGAGCAATCCTTCTATCTTAAGACTGATTAGGTCTGAAGGTTACTGGCTAGGGAACCCGTTTCTTGGCATATGGGTGCCAATGGAACTACCTGGTGCTTAAGATTGGTTACGGGAAAGTAGGGAGGAATTCCTACTTTCCTTAGGCTTCTATCCCTTAAAGGAGGGGGTAGATTCTGATAGTGTAACCTCTCTTACTGGATATTGGGGTCCAGGGCCCTTTCGCTAGAGACGGTTTCTCCGTTAAATCAGAGACCTACGGGTGAGGCAACTCTGATCAACATTTTTGAAACGCATCTGAGCGTAGCGGGGGCG